AAACGTATGGGGAAAGTTTTTCCGAAGTGTTTCGCCAAAAGAGGGGAAACGGGAAAATATCACTCAGAAGAAGCCAATGGCAAGCGGCTGAAAAGGGCAATGCAAGCCTGTTGATTTGGTTGGGGAAGCAGTATCTTTCTCAGTCCGAAACACCAGCAAAGGAAGCTGAAAAAGAGGATTCACAGCCGTTTGATATTCCCGCAAAGCTGATGGCGGCACCTTACTTTGATATGCACAGAGATATTTGTGACAAAGAGCATATGGAGTATGTGGCTTATGGTGGGCGTGGCTCTGCTAAATCCTCTTTTGTTTCGCTGGAAATTGTAAATCTGATTAAAAACAACCCTGATATCCATGCTGTTTGCGCCAGAAAAGTTGCAAATACTCTCAGAGATTCGGTGTTTTCGCAGATTATCTGGGCGATTGATGCACTGGGACTTTCTGCGCAATTTGAGAGCAAGGTGAATCCTATGGAGATTACCTACACTCCCACGGGGCAGAAGATTTATTTTCGCGGGGCAGATGACCCAATTAAGCTAAAATCCATTAAGCCCAGGTTTGGCTACATTGGCATTTTGTGGCTAGAGGAACTGGACCAGTTCCACGGCGATGAAGAATGTCGAAATATTCAGCAGTCTGTAATTCGTGGCGGTGATGAAGCTTATATTTTTAAGAGCTTTAACCCTCCGAAAAGTGCTAATAACTGGGCTAATGTGTATGTTGCGGGGACAAAGGATAACCGCTATGAACTGCACACGGATTATACCCAAGTGCCTAAAAAGTGGCTGGGAAAAGCTTTTCTTGATGAGGCGGAATATCTCAAAGGAATAAATCCCACAGCTTACGAACATGAGTATCTGGGAATTGCAAACGGCAATGGTGGCGCAGTGTTTGAGAATGTGAAGGCTGAAACAATCACAACTGAACAAATCGCAGGATTTGATAAGATTTACAATGGTGTTGACTGGGGATATTTTCCAGACCCGTGGGCTTTTGACCGCTGTTATTATGACTCCGCTCGCAGAACCCTTTACATCTTCGGGGAGCTGGAAGCAAACAAAAAAGGAAATAGGGAAACCGCTGACATGCTCCTGGAATACGGCTTAACTCGTGAAGATAAAATCACAGCAGATGCGGCAGAGCCTAAATCTATTGCAGATTATAACAAATACGGGCTGAAATGCCTTGCAGCCAAAAAAGGTGCAGGCTCGGTTGATTACTCCATGAAATGGTTGCAATCCCTAAACGCCATTGTAATCGACCCCGATAAATGCCCCAAAACGTACAGGGAATTTATCAATTATGAGTATGAACGCACTAAAGATGGTGAAATTGTTAGCGGATACCCCGATAAGGATAACCATCACATTGATGCCGTGCGTTATGCAATGGAAATCGTGTGGAAAAAGCCAGGTGACGGAAATAATCAGGATTATAAGCCTTGGCTAATTTAAGGGGTGAGAAATTGAAAACTTATCAAGATTTGCTGGCAATCGCTCAGGATGATGCATCTAAGGCGGCATTTTGCATTCAGGCGATTGAAGAACATAGGGCTAGTGAGATGTATCGGATTGCCGTTGATGCGGAACTTTATTACGCCAAGCGGAATGTTACAATCACAAAATTCCAAAAGCTCCTGTACACGTTGCAAGGACGGTCTGTGCCTGACCTGTACAGCGCAAACTATAAAACTAAGTCAGGTTTTTTCCGCAGAATGGTAATTCAGCAGGTACAATATGTGCTATCAAATGGCGTTACCTTTAAGGATAAAACCACAAAATCTAGATTGGGTGCTGACTTTGACTTCCAGATTCAAAAAGCGGCTAAAAAAGCTATGGTTGACGGCGTTTCGTTCGTTTTTGCGAACTTTGACCACGTAGAAGTTTTTGGACTTGCGGATACCTCTGTTTCGCCTGGATTTGTGCCGCTCTACGATAGAGACACAGCGCAGTTAAAATCCGGTGTGCGCTATTGGTACTCTGGCGATGTTTCAGGCGAAACACTTCACTTCACGTTGTACGAGCTTGACGGATACACAAGCTATATTCGCCCTCACAATAAGGACGGATTTGTAACTGAGCCGAAGCGAGGATACATCAAGAGAGTGTCCAGCACTCAGTCTGGCGGCGTGGAATCTGTCGATTATAGCAATTATGCAGATTTTCCCATTGTTGCCATGTTCGCAAACGACCTACACGAATCTGAGCTAATAGGAATCCGTGAAAGCATTGATTGCTACGACTACATTAAAAATGGACTGGCAAACGATATTGATGATACCAGCGGAATTTACTGGACGCTGAAAAACTCTGGTGGAATGGATGATATCGATTTAGCAAGATTCTTAGAGCGAATGAGAGTTGTAAAAGCGGCAACTGTTGATGATTCGGACGCAGAAGTTCAGGCGCACACGCTTGATGTTCCTACGGAAGCACGGACGGCAATGCTCAAAGTGCTGAATGATGATTTGTATCGTGATGCTATGTTATTGGATGTTTCTGCACTTTCTGCTTCCAGCAAAACGGCAACAGAAATCAGAGCGGCATATCAGCCACAGGACGATAAATGCGGTGATTTTGAGTATCTTATCACCGAGTGTATCAACGGCATTTTGAAAATTTTTGGAATTAATGATACTCCCTCTTACAAGTGGAACAGAATCGCTAACCAGAGTGAGGAAACTCAGACGGTGCTTTCCGCAGCTCAATTTTTGGACGATGAAACAATTTTAAATCACCTCCCCTGGATTACTCCCGAAGAAGTGGAATCAATCTTGCAACGCAGAGCAGAGGACGATTTAACGCGACTTACGAGCGGAGAACAAGAGCCAGAGCCGAAAGAAACAGGTGGAGAAAATGAAAGAATCAACCAATGATTACTTTGCAATGCTTGTGACAATTTTGCTGTTTGCGTTTTTTGGTGATTGCATTGGCGAATAAAATAACTAAAAACGCTGATTCAGCGCACAAAAAGACTGATAAAGAGCTTGCAAAGTTAGAAAAACGTATCAGCTCAGTTTACAAGAAGGCTTATGAGGATATGAACCAAACTGTATCCGATTACTTTTTGGAATTCAAGGCGGATGATGAAGCACAGCTCCAACGGCTGGAGAATGACGAAATCACCAAAAAGCAATATAACGATTGGCGCATTAGAGAAATGGCACAAGGACGGCGGTTTGTTGCAATGCGTGATGCTCTGGCTGAGCGCATGACTAACGCTAACGAAATTGCTATTGGCTACGTCAACGACAATATGGCTAAGATTTACGCCCTAAACCAAGCTTTTACCGTTACGGACATTATAAAGCAATCACAGGCAACAAAGACGAAAAATAATCGGCTTGTGCAAGAAAACTGGATACTCTATGACGAGAGAACGGTTAAAAGGCTGCTCAAAGAGCAACCGGACATTATGCCTTATTACCCAAAATGGAAAGCTGTGAAGCGTGGGTTTGATTTGGATTTTGGCAAGCGAAAGATAACCGCTCACGTCACAAGCGGAATCCTGAAGGGCAGTGATGTGAACCAGATTGCTACAGAATTAATGGACTCTGTAACCACAATGAGCCAAACTAGTGCAATTAGAGCGGCGAGGACTGGCATCACAGAAGCCGAAAACGCTGGCAGAATGGCGGGAATGCAACAGCTTGCAGAAAAAGGAGCAATCCTTGAAAAACGCTGGATAGCAACGCACGATGCACGGACACGCCCTGAACATGCAGAAGCGGATGGACAAAGAGTGAATCAAGATGAACCCTTTATCGTTGGTGGCGAAAAACTTATGTACCCAGCAGATGATAAGCTAGGTGCCAGCGCATGGAATGTATACAACTGCCGATGCTCTGTAGCGGCTGAATTTATCGGCTTCAAAAAGTTGGATTAAATGAACCGTAAAAGTGTGATATTATGAGCATAGAAGTAAAAATTCAAAACAATAGCGAAGAAATCACAAAAGATTTTGAAAACGCTATTGAAAGGGCTTTAATGGCTATTGGTGAAACCGCTGTGACTCATGCAAAGGATTTGCTGACGGCTCAAAAAGCTGTAGATACTGGACGCCTTAGAAATAGTGTTGCTTATGCCAGTAAAACGCACCCAGCAAGCACCATCAAATTTTCTGAAGCTGACCAAAAAGCCGGAAAGAAAGGCGAATCCTCTCTGGTAAATACCTCTGAGGAAAATGTGGTATATGTGGGAACGGCTGTGCATTACGGAACTAAAATCGAGTTTGGCACAAGCAAGATGAGAGCACGCCCATATATAGCACCAGCAGTTTCCCAGCACTCTGATGAGTACCGAAACATTATCAAGCAATCACTGGAAAACGCTTAAAAACTTACTGATTAAATAGCGGGGATATCCGCTTTTTAATACAATTTATCGCCACAAAGCACCGTGGACAAAGGAAAGGAAGATAAAATTGTCACTTTCTCGCAAACTTTTGAAGGGCATGGGTTTGACCGAAGAACAGATTGAAACCATTGTTTCCGAACACGCTGAGACCGTAGACGGCTTAAAGGGTGAAATCGCCCGATACAAGCAGGAAGCACAGCAGGCGCAAGAAGCGAAAGAACCCGCTCCAAACCCCCAGGAATCTGAGTGGAAAACTAAGGCAGAGGACTGGGAATCTAAATACAATGCCTTGCTGGAAGAAAACAAAAACAAAGCGACTCACGAAGCGAAGGAAAAGGCTTACCGTGACTTGCTTAAAGAAATTGGAGTGAGCGAAAAAAGACTCAACTCCGTGCTGAGAGTATCAGATATTGATGCACTCAATTTGGTTGATGGAAAACTGGTTGACGCAGATGCGTTGGCAAATACAGCTAAAGCCGAATGGGCGGACTTTATCGTACAGGAATCCACCAGCGGAGCTAATACGCAAACACCTCCTGCCACTAATCCGGCTAGGACTTACACGGCGGACGATATCCGCAAAATGACTCCCGCTGAAATCAACCAGAATTGGGATGCTATCAAAACCTCTCTAAAAAATAACTAAAGGTGATGAAAACAAATGGCAATTACAACTTTTATTCCCGAATTGTGGAGTGCAAGATTGCTCTATAACCTGGAAAATAGTCACGTAGCGACTCAGCTTGTAAACCGTGATTATGAAGGCATTATCCGCAATCAGGGTGATACCGTACATATCAACAGCATTGGTGAAATCACTGTGAGCGATTACACCAAAAACACCGACCTGGCAGACCCCGAAGTGCTGGCAACTACCGACCAGACTTTGGTTATTGACCAGGCAAAGGCATTTAATTTCCAGGTTGACGACATTGATAAGGCACAGGCGGCAGGAGATATTGTTAATACTGCAATGCAGAGAGCGGCTTATAAGCTGGCTGATGCGTCTGACGCTTATCTGCTTAAGACTATTGCTAACGGCGCAAGCTCTGCAAACGCTGTCGGCGGTACCACTGGCGTAACGCTGACCTCCGAAAACGTCTACGAAAACATGGTAAAGCTGAGAACTGCGCTGGACAAGGCTAACGTTCCCACAGCTGGGCGTTCCGTGGTTGTTCCTCCCGATGTGTACGCTCTCTTGCTCCTTGATGATAGATTTGTTAAGGCTTCCGATGCTGGCACTGCAAACTCTGTGCTGCTCAATGGTGAGGTTGGCAAGGTTGCCGGCATGTCTGTGTTTATGTCCAACAATGTTGCAAAAAAGAGTTCTCAGTGGATTGTTACCGCTCAGGTGCCTTACGCAACTACTTATGCAGAGCAGATTATTTCCACCGAAGCTTACCGCATGGAAAAGCGTTTTGCAGATGGCGTGAAGGGTCTTCATGTTTACGGCGCAAAGGTCACCGACTCCACCGCCATTGCTTCAATGCTCTGCACTGTGGGCTAAAATTATAGGAGGGCAAACTAATGCTTGATTTGGTCTTACGCCAATTAAATAACTATTTTGTCCAGGACTGGCGGGATGGTGATTTTGTGGTGAGCGAGGGCGAGCTTAGTTTGCCCTTTCTCGTATCCGGCACTGGGGGATACACCACCTTGATTGATACACAAGGCAATCAATACACGGTTCCTTTTTTGGTGGAAGGGCAGTATTTGAGGATTACAGGCAGTTTAGCCAATAATGGTGTGTATCAATTTATCAACGGAAAAATCTCAGGTTTAACGGATGAAACCTTCCGTGGGCGTGTGATATCTTTGGCAATCCCCAAAGAATTAACTGAGATTGTCGGCGATATGGAAAAATGGGTTAAAGAGTACGGAGCATTTACTAAAAATCCGTACCAATCGGAAAGTTTTGGCGGATATTCGTACACCAAGAAAGCGAACTCAAATGCAAGCTCTGTTACCGTGTGGACGGCTTTTGAGTCCGAATTGAAACCATTTAGACAGCCACGCCAAACCTGGTATGTAGAACCCACAAAGGCGAGAACTCCTACTTACTCAAACAGAAACCCTTATCCGTGGAGGTGAGAAATCATGCTCTTTGAAGAATGGAAAGAGCCCTGCGTAATGTTAGAAAAACGGCGAGTTTCAGACGGGGAAGGCGGTTTTTCCACCGAATGGGTTGAAAGCGCAGAGTTTGAAGCGGCTATTACCTTTGACTCTAGCATGGAAGCGAGAACGGCAGAACATGATGGAGTGACAAGCCTGTACACCGTCACCACCAGCAAAAATGCAATCCTGCAATACCATGACGTTTTCCGGCGCACAAAGGATGGAAAAATCTTCCGTGTTACCTCAGACGGAGACGACTTACAGACCCCTGATAGTGCCAGCTTTAGCTTTAGCCAGGCGACTGCCGAAGAATGGGAGCTGGCGACATGACCGTGAACGTTTTGGGAACGCCTTATGAAATCACAATTACCTGTGAAGAAAAAGAGCCACGGCTTGCAGGCTGTAGCGGATTTTGTGACGAAACAACCCATAAAATTTTTGCAGAAAGTTTTGAAGCCGACAAAGGAAAGCCGGACACAAAAGAAAACCTCAATCTTGAAACCCAAAGAATAATCCGGCATGAAATTGTACACGCCTTTCTTTGCGAAAGCGGACTGGCTTGCGATAGCTTTTGGGCGCAAAACGAAGAAATGGTTGATTGGATTGCAAAACAAGGACTTAAAATCCACAAAGCATGGAAAGAAGCTGGTGCAATATGACAAAAGCGGCGGCTTTATACGATTTTTTCTCAAGTTTTGGGCTTCCTGCTTACGCTGACACAGCCGTGCCGGATGATGCGGAATACCCTTATTTAACTTATAACTTAGTGCTCAATGCGTGGGATGGTGGGGAGACTGCCATAACAGTAAATTTGTGGGATAGAACCACAAAAGAATCCACGCTGAATGCACTGGCAGAGCAGATTTCCGAAACCATTGGCATTGGCGGGAAAGTGTTATCTTGCGACTTGGGCTATGTTTGGCTCAAGCGTGGGAACCCGTTTTGCCAAAGCCTGGTTGACGAACAATCTAGCGATATTAAGCGGCGATATATCAATATATCAGCCGAATATTTAACTTTATACTAAAGAAAGAGGTGTCCAAAAAATGGGAACCTTTACAAGAATCTCTCAGGATGCTTTTAACGAACTCCAGCTTGACGCTGGCATTGTGTTGAAAACATTCGACCCCGACAAAGCAACCGCCCCAGAAGATTCGAACATCATTTGCGCCACCACAGGTGGCATTAACGCTACTTGCGTACCCACATTCAGCGATTTTGGCGATGACCTGGACAACGTGTCCGCAAACACTGCCGAGCTTAAGCATTTGGATGGGTGGGAATGCAAGATGGCATTTACCTCCGTTACTGTATCAGCCGATGTTATCAAATTGTCTCTGGGTGCCGCAACGCTTTCCGGGAACAAGGTTGTCCCTAATCGCAATCTATCTCAGTCTGACTTTTCGGATATTTGGTGGGTCGGCGACCGTGCTGACGGCGGAATGGCGGCAATTTGCCTCAAGAATGCCTTGTCTACGGGCGGATTTTCTTTGCAGACTACTAAAAACGGCAAGGGTCAGCTTTCGATTGAGCTGACTGGTCACGTGTCCATTAGCTCTCAGGATACCATGCCTATGGAGTTTTACACCAAAGCCGGAACAGCGTCTTGATGAGGTAAAAAATGAACAAAAGAATCAAAAAACTGTCCGAATTTGAGGACGAAAAGGGCATTTTGGTAACTGCTGACCTGTTTGTGCCTATCTCCAAAATTGCACAGAATATCCAGAATTTGCCTGAGAGCAAGAACAAGATTGATTTTGCCCATGCTATCCTCAAAAACAATCCCACGGAAATCAAGAATATGCTGGCTATCCTCTCAGACGTTGAACCGGAAGATTATCACTGCACTGCCGCTACTGTGCTGGTTGATGTTATGGCTATGCTCACAGACGAGGACGTGCTAAGCCTTTTTGGATTGCAGAGCGAGACACCGCCCTCTTCTGGCTCTGTTTCGGAGAGTACAGAGGGTTAAAAAATCCAACATATTTTATAAAATACTGCGTATCTAGGTATGTTTCCTGGCTAAAAACGGAACAATATAGGGTTTTTGTTACTGACGAAGTTGGGGCAATAATCCAGTTGCTTTCTCGTGGCGAGGTAAAACCCCCTAGATATGCAGATAAAGTGTTTCCTCAAAAAGAGGAAACACGGAGCGCAGATGATATCATTAGCGCAATAAAGCAAAATTTAGCCGGAAAGGAGGATGAAAAGTGAACGTTTTCGAATTGATGGCGACAATCAAGCTTGATACTAGCGAGTACGAGCAAGGGTTATCAAAGGCTCAAACCGCCAATGATACTTTTGGGAAATCCACCCAAAAGGCTGGAAGTGATACCGAAACGCTTAAAAACGAGCTAAAAGTTCTCACTTCTCAGCATGATTCAGCGACTAAAAATGTGCAGAAATTAACCGATGCGTTTAACAAATCAGTCAAACAAACTGGTGCGGACTCTGACGAAACGAAAAAGTTAGCTGAACAGCTTAAAAATGCAGAAAGCGAAACAAACGGATTCCAGCAGGAAATTGACGAGCTGAACGCCAGCATGGACGATTCCAGCACTACCACTTCAGGCTGGTCTACCGCCACTAAAACCGCCGTGGCGGCACTTGCGGCGGCTGGTGCGGCGACTGTAAAATTTCTTAAGGATTCTGTCGACACTGGCATGGAGTTTGAAACCTCTGTGTCTCAAATCGCCGCTACAATGGGTACTACCACTGATAAAATCACTGGCTTATCAGATGCGGCGAAAGAGATGGGCGCAACCACCAAATTCACAGCGTCAGAAGCGGCAGACGGCATCAATATCCTTGCTATGGCTGGTCTGAGCGAGTCCGAAATTTTGGAGGAAAATGCAAACGGTGCAACTATCCTTGCTACCACGCTGAGTCTCGCTTCAGCCGGCGCAATGGATATGGCATCCTCCGCCACATACCTTACGGGCGCGGTTAAGGGATTTGGTGACGAAGCAAGCAACGCTCAGTATTATGCCGATTTAATGGCAAAGGGTGCAACCCTGGCTAATACAGATGTTACCGGATTGGGCGAAGCTCTGAGCGGAGCGGCGGCAACTGCATCCGCATACAGCCAGAAAGCTGATAGCGTTACAGTTTCCCTTCTCCGACTGGCTGAGCAAAATGTTACTGGTTCAGCGGCATCAACCGCACTGGCGGCGGCAATGAAGAACCTGTACACTCCCACGGATGCGGCGAAAACAGCACTTGATAAACTTGGTGTGGCGGCTTATGACTCTAGCGGCAACGCAAGAGATTTTAACGATGTCGTGGACGACCTCACAACAGCCCTTTCCGGCTACAGCGACGAGGAAGCAAACGCCTATAAAAATACCATTTTTGGTATCCAGGGCTTAGACGCTTATAACAAAATGGCATCAACCAGCACCGACAAAGTACAATCTTTCAAGGATGGTCTTGCGGGTGCTTCGGACGAATTTGACGGGCTGGGAGCGGCGGCAGGACAAGCGGCAACGCAGATTGATAACCTACAAGGTGATGTTACTATTTTTGAGTCAGCTCTAAGCGGGGTGCAAACCACA